ATGGTTTCTAAATATTTTTACATATTTAGGATCAGAAGGAGCTCCAGTAGCATTTATGTCTGTTACTGAACTATTATCATATGAAGAAGCATTGTTAGCACCATCTGCCCATATTATTTTATCTGTACCACTCATATTATATGTATCAAAATCATATCTACCTGCACTAGTTCTGCCTGAATCTATCTGAGTAATTGAACCTGTACCTGAAGGAACTTTAAATACTTCAGCACCTCTAGCTGCTATAACTTGATCTTTATAAACAGCAGTCATAAGTAAAGAACCTGTAGTGCTTCCAGAAGTTATTGCATTAGTATTAAATTTAGCAAAACCTGATATACGTCTATATCCACCACCTATATCTGGTTCAAAATTTCTTAATTCCATAGCCTCACCTGGCTCCATCTCAAATTGAGATTTATTAAGTACTAAACCTCCTTTAAGATTAACTACATATGGTTGCAACATATCTGGCATTATACTGCAAACATATAGTTCTTACGATTTGTTAAATCTGTTCTCATTCTTTGCAAACCAAAACTATATTCCTGTAAATAAACTTGAGCTAATTGTGGATCAGACCTAGTAAGTAAAGTATAGTAAACAGCTCTTTTTACTATAAGATCATGGTAACGACTTGGGATACTAGGAGTATCACTTGAAGCTGAAAGATCAGTTGGAGAACCATAATAATCAAACTCAACAGTATAAGACCCTTTATCTGGAACAGGCGAAACTCCAAACGTAAGTGCTGAAGTAGACGCAACAGTCTTATATACATATTGTGGCTCTGCATAGTGATCAGGGTTTTGATGTTTATCTGTTCCTACTATCCTATCTCTCCACTCATCCTCATTTAAGTATTTTAATTGTTGAGGATGAAAATTTTCTTTTACACTAACATTATCTACTAATACTGTAGATGATGCTGTTTCATTTTTAATTGTTAAATAATGTGCTGTAGCAGAGGCTTCAAAAGTAAAGCTGTGATAACTAAGATCACCTTCATCATTTGATCCTCCTGCAGAAGTGTATGTTCCTGTAGATACGTCTGTAGCTAAAGCACTTGTTCCTACGGAAGCGACTAAACTAGGACTTATAGCTGTACCTGAAGTAGAAGCATTTTTCATAGCAAATGAAACCATATATTGCCTACCTCTAGTAAGAGATACAGCCTGATATACAGCACTAGTACCTGTACCTGCTGCTAAAGATAGTGTACCTGAAGAATACGTAGCATCTCCAGTACCTGAATTAGATTCGGTCCAACTACTTATATCACTAGTAAATGTACCATTAGTTAATAACTCTGTAGGTGTTAAAACAAAACTATCCCAATCTATTGTAGATGCTGCTGTAGTGATTGTATATTCTTGTATACCAGCAGTTAAAGCTTGTGTGCCTGAAGCGTATAGATAAGACCACTCTACTTCTGAAGTGGCTATATCTCTTATAGATTTATTTACATTCTCTTTAACCGATGTTTGTATTCCTACTGTAGTAGAAGCAGAACTTAAATCTGCTGAAGTTGATAATGTTGGTTCATTTAATTCTGTTAATACGTTATTTACTAATGTAATAAATGTTGCCATGTTTTGCCTATGTTGTTAAAGGATTATAAAGTAGTTCAACACCAACTATTGCTGTTACTGTGCTTGCTGTTCCTGCAGTAACTGTTACCTTATCTCCTGCTTCAAGAACTAAAGTTAAATCAGTTAAACTAATATATCCTTCTCCATCTACCGATTTAGACCCTGTTATAGGGTAATATGCAGTAGCAGATACATCATACCACTCCAGCATGGCTGTTTTGGCTGATGCATTTGTATTGCCTACATTTATAAATCGTACAATTCCTTTAAAGTTACTAGGACAAGTATATACATCTGTCCTATTCGTATCACCTGGCGTTGCTGCTGCTGAGATAAAAGTTGACTCAGCCATGTTTTAATCTATGGTATATAAACCATCCTATTGCAACGTTAATAGGAAGCAGGGCTAGAAATACTGTATATTCTTGCATTTTAAGAGAAGCTACTCCTAAATACAAAAAAAGTGCCATGAAAATACATAGACTAATCTTTAATAATTCTATTCCTACTTTGTGTAACATGTATTATTCTACTTCGTTGTTTTGAGTAGAAATTTCTATGTTAATAGCTTGTGATTCTGGGATTTCAGCGTTCAGCATAATTCTTGAACTACCACATCCTGCTAGAAAAACAGTAACTATAAAAACTAAAAATAAATTCTTCATAATAATTCCTTAAAAACGGCAGGGGGTACTTGATACCCCCCACCTAAACAGTAATTAAGCGTATGTGTCGCCTGATTCTGTATCGCCTATTGGACCACCAATATCAGCCAATAAAGCCCATACTCGGACTTTAGAGTTAGTATTAGCAGTAGCAACAGTCACATCAAGTGTGTCTGCCGCAGCATAATAGACGAAGAGTTCAGCGAGTGCATCACCAGAAGTCATAGCTCCTGCTGAAGTTTGCACAGCAGCAGCAACGTAAGTCACTGTGCCATCGCCTAAAGATAAAGTACCTGTGCCTGTTCCTGCAGTAATAACGTCAATTCCTGCGTTAAGTACTACAGAATTAGCTGGTACATTGATCGCTTGGTACACATCTCCACTAGTTAGAGCAGTGGATGTCGCATCGATAACTGTTGATTGTACATAACACTTTGCAACAGCGTTGCTGGACATATGTCCTACAGTGCCTGCACCTGTTTGTGTTAAAGTAGCCATATCACTCTCCTCTAATCTATTTTAACGTATGCCTGTGCGATAGATTCCGTTCTAAGAACTTTTCTACCATACACATGAAGACCACGAACAATATCAGCGAAAGATTCTGTGTCTCTTACTACTTCCGTTTTTGCTATTTGTGAAGCTGTTGAAACGCCACTAACGTGACCAGCTAAAACAACATAAACGTCAGAAGTACTAGCAGATGGCATGTTGTTAGACTTATGAAGTCTAAAGCCATTTACTAGTTGAGGAACAACTAAACCATTTCGTAATTGTGAATTTGATTCATTTAAGAATTCAGCATCCATCAATTTAGAACTAGTTTGTTGTAGCTGCTCGAAAAAAATCGGAGAAGCTACTGCCCAGCGATTGTCCGTTGGAACGTTTTGATCGTCTAGGAGTCTTCCTAGTCTAGCAAGAACGTTTGCTGGATCAATTTCGCTGGTGTCAAAACCAGTATCTATTGAGTTTGTTGCATGATCTGCACCATACGTATTTGCAGATGGTACATTCGATTGGATGTTAGACAGAACTTCACTATCATAGGTATCTTTAAGTGCATAAGCACCTGCAGAAGTCGCTAGAGTTTCAAAATTGACGTGTCCTTGTCTTTCCTCAATATCATCTACTTTAAAAGCAAATGCATTAGCTTTGTCGATGGTTAATTGAATTTCATCGTCAGCTAAGTCTTGAGTATTAACAGAGGAACCTCTAGTATAAGCAGATACAGAGATAGATGGTTCTTTTATGATTCTAACAGTGTCGCCAAAGTTTTCAATTTCGCCAGTATAGTCAGTGTTGGTTATATCTTCAACAACTGAAGCTTTACGGAAAAATTTAAGAACCTTTTGACTGTAAATTTCAGGTAAGAAATTACCTGATGGCAGATTGGTATAACCTGCCGCAGTTCCGATAGCCATAATCGAATCCCCTTCTAAGTTAAGTTAATAAATTAACGGATTCGACCTTCCCTCCTTGCTAAGTCGATTTCTTTTTCGAACTTCTCAAATTCGTGGGGTTTCATCCGTCTGATTTCCTCAGCACTCCACTCTTTCTTGCCTTTGGATGGTTCCGACTTACGTTTAGTAGGAACAAAATCCGCAGCAGTCTTAGTAGGTTGCTGTTTTAATGTTCGAGAAATTCCCTTATCGGCTTTATACAAATCTATAACCCTAGCAGCCCATTTTGCATCAGTGTTATTTTTAGTAACACCATCTGCTATGGATGGTGGCTGATCTCCTAACCAAGTAATAAAATTTTCATCTGCTTTGATATCTATGAAATCAGGATGTAGTCTAAGAAGTTCCTGTTCTGCCTTTTCTTTAGTTAGGCGTTGTCGGTCTCCTTGTAAGTCCTTAATTTCATCTTGCAGAGCTTTAGTTTTATTCTCAGCTTGAGAATGAGCCACAGTCTCAATAACATTATATACATCAGGATATTGCTCTTTGAATTGTGTTAATTCTTCAGGCGTTTTAGGTGGTGTATAATTAGTACCACCTCCTGATGCTTGTTTTGCCAAGTCTAAAAGTTCTTGTTCTTTACCTTTAAACTCTTCTATTTTAGCATCATAATGTTTTTTTAAATCATCATACCTTTTTTTATAATTATGTTCAGGTTGTTCTGATTTAGTAGACTGCTCTACAAAACTATTTGATTCTTCCTTAGAAGTAGCTGCTTGAGGAAGTTCTTCTTCTTCAGCAGGGTTCGTTTCAGGATCAGGATCATCTAGTTCTTTTCTATAAGCTCCCTGATAGGGAGTAGGTTCTAGTTCTTCTTCCTTTCCAAGTTTTTCTTCGTTCATTTCTATACCTCATTGGGGGCTTTACTCTCTCCGTAAAGGTAGCCCATTCAGTTATTAAAGAGACAGGGTTGCTTTCGCAAGTAGCTGTCGACTAAGTGTTGGGTCTTTCACCAACTGACATAAGACCCCTATCGTTCATAGTATTCAGAACGTTGGAGCCTATATATTCTGTTAAATTCTTTGGTATAATGTATTCACCATTGTGCACATTTACTGGAACTTTACCTCCAGATTTTAAATTAGTGCCTGCATCTGTAGCAGCTCTTGAGAGCATGCGGTCTATAGTATCTTTACCATAGAGGGCTACTGCAGGCTGAGAGAGTACAAAGTCACCCTCTTTTAAATTCATTGGAACATCATCTGCCCTCGCTGAAGGAGGGGCTTTATCTTTTTTATTCACAAATCCATAATTACCTTTATTATACTGTACATCTCCACCCTTGTCAAGTGAAATCTTTCCACCTTGTCTTATTCCTAGATTGCCAGGAACTCCTGTTATATTTGATTTTTCAAGTAATGCTTTAGTTTCTTCCATAGATAGTCTTTTACCTGTATAACCAGACATGTCTGTTATGTTATTTTTTACTATGTAAGATAATTCACCTAAAAGCTCCTCATACATTTCTGCAATACCTGCTTGATCAGCTCCAAATCGTCTACTTCTATATACACTACCACCATCTGCGGTAGACTGGTCTCTACCATCAAAGTAATCTAATCTATTTAAAAACATTTCTCTAGGTGTTCCTGATATATCTCTACTACCTATAGTGTAATACAAACCATCTCTACCACCATAATGTAATTGTAAATCTCCTATAAGATTCATACCGCTAGATTCTTCTAAACTTTTAATTATAGGTATTAAAGGTTCTCCTAACTCTTTCATAAATTTTACATTATTTTCATTTGCCTTGCTTGGGTCATAGTCTCCTTGTGAGAAAGATAATCCTTCAAAATCATCAAAATCAAATGAATAGTAAGCAGTTTTATTTGATGGTTTTTTCATACCTAAAATAAATTCTACAGCCATAAGTGCATAAGCAAAAGGAGCAGTAGCAGGGTTAGAAAGCATGTAACCATAAGCAGCACCTTTACCAGCTTCTTCTACACCACCACCCTGTAATACAGCTAAAGCTGCTCCGATAATAGCACCAGCAGGACCAGGTGGTAATCCTACAGTTTGGGTTAAATATTCTGCACCATATACTCCACCTGCTGTAAGAGCTCCAGCCTTAACCGCATCTTCTAAATCTCCGCCTAAAGCTAAATTAGTAATAGCACTAACTGCTGCACCACCTATAGCTCTTAAATGTGTAGAGGCTGTAGTGGCTCCTTGTATTAAATCTGCTTCCGCTTGAGTTAAGTCATTTCCTATTAAATTACCCTTATCATCAAATTGACTTTGATAATTACCATGTTGTTGTATTGCATTAAGAGCTTGGTCTTCTCCTAATTTTGCTATATCAAGAAAACCCTTAGCTTCACCTACTGGTATATTTAATTTAGTAGCTAAATCAAGAACAGTCGTACTGCCTAAACTTTCTATAACACTTTTATTAGCAAAAGCATCTATAACATTTGTTCCTGCAAAACTACCAGCTCCTGCAATAGCAAATTTTTCGTAATCAAACTTTCCATCAGGATTTAAAAAACCAGCCATTAAACCCATAAACATATCATCTGCAATATTGCCTATTGTAACTCTAGTATTTGCTGGTAATGTTCCTAACTCTGTATTTTTTACATCAGTAAACCATTCACCTATTCTGTTAAAAGCTTTTTTAGTTTTAGTTCCTTTTCTATATTCAGGTAAAGTTAAAGATGTACCATCTTGTATAACTGTATCTTCAGTTATCTCTGCAAGAGGATTTACTGTTGCACCGCCTACTGTATATTCTTTAATGTCAACATTATTAAATTCTGACTCTGTTAACCATCTATCTTCATAACTATCATACATGTAAGCTTTAGAATTATTATAATCTGTTTTAGATATAAATTTACCTGTAGTAGTATCTAAAGCGTAGTTTGTGGTATCACTAGGAGAAGATATTTTGTATCTGTTAAGATCAGGAGGTGTGGGTGCTCCAGAGCTGCCTATAGCTTGGTATCTTCCATATGTAAGATCACTAACAGTTTCTGCACCAAATACAGGAAGTGTCATACCTGCACTTTGTTCATCTATAATACTTTTATAAACAAAATTATTATCTCTTCTAATTCTACCAATCAATACATCTGTGCTAATTCCTGTAGCATCAGATATTTGTTTTATAGTTTGACCGCCTGGTTTTATTGTGTAGGTAAATGATTTACCTGCAGTTATAGAGTCTATATTATCTAAATACTCTATAAAAGGCATCGCCTCTTCAGGAGTCATAAAATCTTTATTATATACTAAATCTGTTTCTCTTATCCATGTAGCCTCATCACCAAAACCCCAAAGATTTCTATCTTTTCCTAAAAACTGAAATTCACCATCTGCATCTAAAAATTCTAAATTACCTA